GGTACTATTTAAAGACTAGTCGTCCAACAGTTTTTAGATAATGCCCCTGAAGGTACATGTTCTTTCACATGGTAGACCTCCGGGCCCGTGCCATCATTTTAGAACAGCTATGGATCTTCGCCGCACTCGTGCGGGAAGACTTCCTCTGCTGACTTGCGCGTGACTTTGGTTTTTACCGAATTGGCAAAAACCCAAGAAACACGACCAGAATTTTCAGCCAACTTCACTTTTTTGCGATAGCACGAGTACTGCCGTAAAACAAAGCGAAGTGGCGAAACCTTTTTATAGTCCTTCTTATCGAAGCCGGGACCATCAAAGGCGTAAGCCCCCGATGATATACCAGCATCGTAAAGAGAAGTGCGCCTCAAAGCCTGGATCATGAAAGCATCGAGATGCTTACATGTCTCATCGTCTTTGAGGCCTGAACGGTATTTGAGTTTGGAAAGGGCCTTATGAGCTGAACGCCCATAAGGCCCCTCCCTTTTCTCAAGATTTGACCGGATTCCGGGCATGTCTTTATCAAGACATCCCCAGAACCAGTCTGATTCAAAGTGTGAGAGTTTCTGGTTTGGATCCGAAGGAACCAACCCAGCGCCTCCTACCACCCGCGGGAGGTAGAGAGGTATTCTCCGTTGTTTCAAGATGGCAATTTCACGAGTGAAATTGCCTTCAAGAGCTCTATTAAAAACATTCATATTAAAGCCGCGTCTGTAGGCCTCCTGGGAGGCCGCAGACATGACTGAAATTGAATCAACGTTAGAAGCTACCACAAGCGATCGTACTGATACGGTCGGTTGCAGCACAAGCGCCTTCCCCTCTAAGCGATAGAGCGCCTCACAAAAGGTGCCCATATCCCTGGAATGGAAGGTCTTTTTAACATTTAATTTGTACCCGAATCGCTTTAAGCACCACTTGTAGTGCCTATATTGATTCCAGGTCCAGAAAGCAATTAAGTCATCTCCCTTGTGTCGGTAAAGACCAAGTGAGTCAACTTTCTCGCAAATGAAATGGTGGGTCCAATCAAGGATAGTCCACGAAAGTGGCATACCCATGAAGGCCCCACGCTTCACAGGGATATCGTCGATGACGAAGTCCGTATGGACTAGGTCGCCGTCGATACCTAAAAATTCACAAATTCTGTTAAGGGCAATATGCGAAATATTGTCCGTAGCAGATTTGAGATCCATAGAAAAGATCCAGCGTCGTTCTCTTCCTTCGTCACTCCAATCACGGAGAGCCGAAAGATCGATCGCGGCGGGAGGATCCCCCAGAACCGTGAAAGGAGCTTTGCAAGCACGCTTGAAAAGCTCCTGACGGTAAATATGTGCTTTGGCAACGCGGTAGGGATCGTTGAGAGTAACGATCCTTACTTTGTAGCCTCTTTCCTTGACCCCAACGGCTTCCGAGGAAGCCGGAGAGGGTTTCGGACACTTCATCACGTAATTCTTCTTCATGTGATCAGCACGTAAGAAGAATGGTGAAAATTTTAATGACGACTTAGATGGTCCGACAACCGCGAAGGTTGCAGCGGACCGTCCGCCAGTCTTAGAAGGATAACCAACGCACGCCGACCCTGAATAGGGCTGGCATTCGATGGTAGATTTCCCGGTCGCCAACGACCATTTGTTTATTGAAGACTTCTTTTCCATCGTTTTCTGAAAACTTTCGCAAACACGAATGTTTAAAGAATCGTTGCAGAAGTCATCTAGTAGCTGCCGTTGCTCCTCACCTAGGTCAGGAGC